GCTGTGTCAGCGTCATAGCCCTGAACAGTCGTACCAATATCACCCGATTCCAATAAATTATCGACCGTCAGCGTCTGCGTGCTGCTGGTGATGGAATCAACCTTGACAGTCCCGAAAGCCATAATTAAAGAACTAGCCAGGTAGCGTTAGCTGGGACCGTAACTGTGGTGCCTGCATTCACAGTGACCGGACCGACACTAACGCCATTGTAGCTGGTAGTCAAAGTCAAGTCCGCAGCAATCGCTTGCGCGTTCTGCAGGACTACGCCTCTACCAGCAGACGACGTATCCGCAGCAGACGAGTTTTGCCATGCGCTCCCGTCATAGACCTTTAATTGGGGCGTCCCACTCGTATCAAGCCACAGCTCTCCTTTTTCAAAACCTTGCTGCCCCGAAACAGTACCTGTACCACTTGCCGCTCCAGTAGCTGTGAAGATAACGCCAACCGTATTGCCACTTGCGCCAACAGCCGTGAAGTCAGTCGTTCCAACCGTCAAGATCTGGTAGACGGTGCCTGAAACAAGAGCAGCTGCTGACGTTGTAGCAGGTGAGCTGTTAGGGGCATTAGCGCCAATATGAACAGGACCAGCCTTGACCAGATCACCGTTGCTGTCTTTGAAAAATAAACCGGGCGACGCAAGATTAGTGTTGATGGCAAGCTGGCCAACCGACAGCGTCGTTGCGATTGGTCGCTTGTGAGCAGCACTGCTGCGAAGTTGTTGTATTGCCATCCCTAGCGCCTAGTGCGATCTCAGCTTAGCGCTCAAGAATAATCCGCAGTAAACACGGCATGGATCGAAGTCGTAGATCGCACGATGTAGTCAAGCCGGTCAACCTTTGACGCTCCACTAAGCACTGGTGCGGTGCCAGAAGCGAAATCCCAATAGCTGCCCCAGCTGCCGGTATAAGCACTACTGCCTTGAACTAAAAAGATGGAGCCAGATTGCCCAGCCACTAAGTTTGTCGGATTGGCAATCGTAGTTGTCTGACCCAGTGTCAGCGAAAAGTTGTTTGACGCAGCAAAGTCAGGCGTGACCGTAGCTCCAGGCGTCAGCGTTGTGATCGTCCCACGTTGTGCAGCCGTAAACGTTTGCACCGTTCCAGTGACCGCGTTATCAGTCGGAATGACCGCTTGCGTTGATACAAGCGCACTACCTTCCTTGACGTAGACCTTGTCCTGGTCAGTGGCATAGCAGATCTCGCCGTCCTGCAGGTCAGCAAGAGAAGAGTTCAAGTTTGCGTAAGTACCTCGCGCAACTCGTATCGCAGTTCTGCCTGACGGTGTTCCGCTGGTAAAGCTGCCTCCATCTGCTGTTACCCCTGCGCCAGAACTTGCTGAAGTAATCCGGCCTTGCGCGTCAACCGTTATAGAAGCGTTGGTATAACTGCCTGCTGAGACAGAAGTGTTGTCAAGACTAATGATGACTGTGCCAGCAGCTGTAATTGGACCGCCAGTTGAACTAAGCCCCGTTCCACCAGCAATGTTGACCGAAGTAACCGTGCCGTTGGTAAGCGCTGTCCAGGTTGTGTCGTAGTTGGTATTTGATGCCTTAATCAGCGTTTGACCTGTTGTCCCACCTGTTGGCAAACCTCCTGCCAGCTGCACTAAATCTGAAACCGTTACCTTCTTGGTCTGGTCGTTGACAAGATCAACGATTAACAGCACGTCAGATCCGGCTGGGCTCGTATAGGCCGTAAGCTCCGAAATCTTGACGTTTGCCATGGCTCAGCCTCCTTTGAAAACAGTTTAAGACCAAGTGCCAATCGCCACTCGTTTCCAAGTGTTTGTGGCAGTGCAAACATAGATATAGTTCGCATCCCACGCGACTTCACCTGCCGTACCAGTAGCAGTGGCTGATGCAGGCGTCAGGGTTGGAATAATCGGACGGGCACCAAGCGTGACATTCGCAGCCGTGATCGCCGCCATGCTTGTCAACGTTCCAGCAGCCTGGACCTTTAGATCGATCTTGCCGTCTTCTGTGGTGTCACCAGCGTCGATGACAGCTGTCTCAATCTTTGCGTAGACAACCTGCTCAGGCGTTGACGCATCGTTATTGCCCTGAAACTTTATTGAACTCAGAACATCATTCGCCAGTGCTGCAGTAGTGCTGCCGCGATGGTGATAAAGAGTGATGTCTGCAGCGCTAACAGCAGTGGCATCGCTCGACTCAACAAACAATCCCGTGCTCTGAACTGATTCAGTTACATGGAGCGAATGTTGCGGATTAGCCTCATTGACACCAACCTTATTGGCCTTGATCGTTACTCGAGCAGCGCTTGTGCCTGCAGCACTTGTCATAAGCTGCAAAATGCCACTTTCGCTTGTATCAGTTGGGCTGTTGACCTGAGCTAATATCTGGCCGTAAACCACTGATTCACTGGCTGAGTTATTGCCCCTAAACTCAAGATTGCCAAGATTATCAGTAGCTGCAGGCGTTGCAGAGTTGCGGTACAACACCACGTCAGGAGCTGTATCCAAGTCAGCATCACTGTTTTCAATGATGACCTGATCAGTCGTGTCAGTGCTAAACAAATGCAGCTGGGCTGCTGCCGTTCCAGTGCCAAGTTGAAAGCCTGCAGTCGTGAACTTGGCGACATAGCTGCTGTTTGCAGTAATTGCAAGCTCGTCTGTACCGCTACGGTAAAAACCAGTCCTGCTTGAATCAGTCAGAAAACTGATCGCTGGCTCGGCAGCCGAACCATCTGGTGCAGCCTTATGCAACACCCCAAACTTAAGCTTTTTGTTTTTGTCCGCACTGACAGCTTCATCAGCATCAACGACAATAAAAACGTCATCAGCCGCAGGTGACTGCAGTTCAGTCAGTGTTGATATTGCACGATCAGCCATCAGCCTGCCTCCAGAGTTTCAATACGAGTGGTCAGTGCAGCAATTTCAGCAAAAGCCTCTTGCAAAGCAGCAGTCAGCAATGGCACAAGTTTTGCTTGGTCAATACCCTGGTAAACAGGATTGCCCGCGCTATCAACTTCATCCTTAGTACCTGTAATCGCTTCTGGCACAACATCCGCAACCTCGTGCGCCATAAAGCCATCTACAGTTGTTGTTGGATCAACTATAAAATTAAATCGATTAACCCTAAGTTGATTAAGCCTGGTTTTACCATCAGTCAAGGCAACAACATTTTCCTTTAATCGGTAGTCAGAGCTTGTGTTGTACCCGGTAGCGCTTTGGGTAACTACAATCGATCCAACATTACTCTGATTGTATCTAATCCCGACAATTGTTCCGGTTGAACTGTGGCGATTAAGAACAAGGCAGTTTCCAGAGTTGCCTATATTCAAGCGCCCCAAAGAAGTAAATTGAATGCCATCTACGGCATTTTCTATAGGACTTGAGGTTGTTTTCCATAACAAGGACTCGCCTCCTTGAGCTTGAGGTACCGCTCCACCGATCGTTAGTCGCTTAACTCCAGCAGTTGAAAATGACAGCGATGGACGAGTTGTCTGAGAATCAACCTGACTGTCCTCTTTGAAGATTCCTGTGTTGGTGCTGCTGGCGAAATTGTAACTTGGTGCAGTTTGACTGCCGTCAGGCACAACAAGCGCGCCATCAAGCCCTCGTAAAGCGACCCAGTTGCTATTCGTCTTATCCCTTATCTTGAGTTGATCAGCAGACGTATCAGCCCATAGTTGACAGTGATATCTTGTTGGCGGCTCAGTGGGTCCGATACTTGTGCTGAAAAGAGCTTTCAGCTGATTATTTATATCGGTCCTGACAGCAAAACCACTGCCGTTTGAAACGACGCCGTCAGCTTGAAAGGTGTATGAGCTGGTCATAAGAATCCTTAAGCTTGCTGTGTACCGTATCCTATCGCAGTGTACTGGAATCTTCTGTCAACGACACCTCCACCAGCGTTCTTAAAGACAATTGAAAAACCTGCGGCTGTTGGCTCTGAAATAACAAAGTGATCACCAGGAGCAAGATCAAACGCAGTGATGCCTACAGTCACTGTTGTATCGCTGTCCGTGTAGAAAGCTTTTTGGAACGTGACCGACTTGCCGGACGCAGACGTACCGGAGTTTAATGTCTTATCGCTGTTCTCAGTGCGCCGCTCAAATTGCACCAGTACTCCCAGCTCATCGATCAGTGGCGTCTCGTCAACGCTATCTGACGAGAGAACAGCTTTAAATTGAAACGATCGACCAACGTAAACATTGTTTTCCAACGGTATCCACTCCTCAAACGCAAGGTCCGATTCTTGCCTAACCTTGCTGCCGTCTTCCAACAAGAAGAACTCTCCGTTTTCGTCCTTGGTATCTGCATCACTCACGCCTAGATCAGACTTGCGGAAATACAATTCAACGTTTGTGTCGTCAGGAATGGTACCGTCAAAATCTGTCCACGTATCAACATTTTCAATGCGATCATCAATTAAATCGTTTAAATACAAAGATCTGACTTTTAAAATTCTGTTCAAGCGAACACTAAACACCGCTCCAAGGTCCATGACCTTATGGAACACATATTCGCCTTCTGTAAATCTAGTGCCGAGGTGCGTGTCGATGTTAGCTGTAAAAGCATCTACGCTAGCTATGGCGTCAAACGAAGCGTCACCGTCAAATATCAGCCCGTCATAAACGTCGCTATAAGCAACCTTTGTCTTTTGACCGGAAAACTGTGAAAGCGGTGGATCCTCCCGTACCAGTTCAAAATTGTGGCGCGGCAGCGCGTCTGGAATGTTGACAACTGCACTACCTGCATTCTGACTGCGCTGTTTTTGCTCGTTTACGAATTTGACTAAATACTCACCGTTCATTAACGGCAAGACCGCAGACGTTGATCGTGCTTCTATCCTCCGTATCAACGAACTGTTGTACCAATTACCAGCTCCAGTTACATCAGAGTTATGCCTAATATGCGCGACAAAGTTATTTAGTTTTTGGCCGTCAGCCTGTGCGGACCAACGCAAAACAACTTGATCGCCGCCCATGACCTCAAGAGTTACGTCTTCTGGGTCAGGAGGCAACACCACAATCTGCCCTGTTAGATCACCCGTGTTTTGAGCTGGAATTTGTTTTTGCGCCGGTGTAAATTTTGACGGTTTTTTCGTTGGATCTAATCCAATAGCCTTTACCTTTACATACAGAATTGCGCCAACAGTTAAATTGCTTTCAATGTCAACATAAATATTTGCGGTCTCAATGCTTATCCAGTTTGCATCGCCGACTTTATACTTAAGCTGAAAACCTGATACAGGTGCAGTCGTTCCTCTTGTCCATGACACCGTTGCACGCAACTTGGCGTTAGTGCTGTCGTCGATTGCCTCAAAAGAAATCCTGACGCCTGAAGGAGCTTCTGGCGCGTTGCTATAGAAAAATGGCGGCGCAAGTTTTACAGGAGAATTTGGATCCTCTACAGCTCTATAAATACCGTCCTGGTGCTTGACTCCAGTGATCGAGAAAACTCCTGCCTCTCCTTCCGTAACAGACAGGCAGCGGTACTTCGTAAGCTTTGCAGAATCATTTCTAATCGCATACAAAGCATTATCAGGCGGTATCTGTGAAAAGCCAGGAGACACATTGATTCGCGTACCACTATGGCTTTGGATAGACCGAGTTTCTACCGTTCCATCAGACATAACCACGGTCAACTTGTTGTTAGACCCGCTAGGCATCGAAGCTGTCTGATCAATATTTACGAACCCTTCCTCCGCTCCAACGATCCGACCAGCTAGACGCACGCCAAGACGCATCTCGTCGGACACCTCAAAAACTTGTCCGGGCAAGACATTTAACCCTTCAAGACCAACCGCAAAACTAATGGTCTCATCGTGCAGCTTTTCAGACTGCATGATCCACCGCCCCATGCGTTGGGCTTGATGCTTAGACGTGCAGCCAAACGCAACAACACTTTTTTCCTGTATACCAAACTTGTCAATCAATGCTTTATCTTCAATAATCATAAAATTGGGCTTGTAGAAATTTTCTGGATCGTTGTAACGAACGCGGACCCTGGTACTACGTGTTTTGAGCGATGATCCGCTATAAACAAAGCTGCCGTTGACTACGTTTGAATTGCTGTAGACGTGAATAGCCTGAACATCGCCTCCTTCTAATTCACCATGATCTCCAGCGACTTGAACGTTATCCGCTTTCCAGAACAACATGCCGCGAAACACACTCGCCATGTCCTGCAAAACGTTATACGCTTCTGCCTGAGAGCCAAGAACAGTGTTAATCGCAAAACGTGGCTCTTTTTTAAAATTACCCTGATCGTCCCGTTCATCAGTCGTGACTTCTTCATTGCAGTACCTAGACAGCTGGACTAAATCAACCCAGTTAAGGTTTGACTTATCAATAAAATCACCAGCGCCGTACCGCTTGTTAGTCAGCAGATCGTAGAAACAACACACCGGGCAAGTTGTCCAAGATCTGCCCTCCTGCAACGTGCCATCGAAAACGAAATTATTATCAAACTTAAGACTGCCGTCTTCCCTGACTACACAGCCTGAAGGTATTTTTACTCTAAGACCTTTTACTTCATAAGCCCTTGCAGGTAGCGTTCCATATTCTTCTGAGTCTAAACTTAAAAGCGCTAGTGCGGTGTGTGGATAGTTTGTTTTAATGCGCTTGCCTAGCGTTATATTTGCCCAGATAATTTCGTCAGCACGCTTGCCGTCCAACGAAAACCGCTTAGGCAGGTCGTTACTTAGATCATCTATTTTTATTTCAAACGCATCCTCAGGATTTGCAAATTTAACCTTTCTTACTCTAACTAATATAGGCAGCACAAAAGCGCTAAGGTCGATTTCGTCCGTTTGTATCTGGTACGGAGACGCAGCAATGCCCTCGATTACATTCTTCTCCGTTCCACCAACAAACATAGTTATTCTGCTAAAAGTACATGCTTGGTCCTGTATTTCAATCTCTAATTTAATTTTGGCAGAGAACAGCTGCCCACGCGCCAAGCCTTCTACTGCAACGCAGTACAATCGATTAACGGTAAAAAGCAACTTGATAAAGTCGATATCAGGGTCATCCCTACCAACTTCGATTATGACTTGCCCTTCTCCATAATCAGGATCACCTTTTCTTAAATTATTCTCATCTGTGATTTCTTCGTAACTCTTGCCTATCCGGCGACCAACCTTTTGAATTGTACTAACTGAGTCAGTAAAAACACTAAATTCGCCTTTTTCCTTTATTACCCCCGGATTCCTTGCACCTTTTTGCTGTTTAATAAAAACAGTTTTATCGCTTAGCTGTTGAAACGTAACTGCTGTTTCGTCTAAAAATACGCCTTTGCGATGATGAACCAAGCCTTCAATAGGGCCCTCGCAAATGGCGTCGATAATCTTGAGGTTGGTTTCAGAGTTTAGTGCCATAGTGCTTAAGCGTCCTTTAACAAGTCGTACCCGTAGCCTTGTAGCTTAAACGTCGTCCCATCGTACACTTCGGCTTCAATTATTTCAACCTTGACATATACTCTTTCGTTTGCGCCTTCAGCTCCTTTTACCTTCGGCATTTCAATTCGATTTCCAAAGACTACTTCTTGATCTTCAGAGTTTAAAAGACCTTGCACTGTGATCTGTGCTCGCGCCACATCCACATCATCACCAGACTGCGAAACAGTAATTGTAATTTCATAAGTGATAAATCCATCTATTTTTGTCGTGCCTTCAGCTGCAACATAGTCAAACAGCCCATTATTAAGAGCAAAAATAATGTCCAGTTTTTTATGCGGTTGCTTATCTTTATCGTGTTTATACTTAAGAGCTTTACTGCGCTCGTTAAAACTAATTGAACTTTCTTCTTCCAGCCTTGCGTCATCGTCCGCGCCTGAACCAAATTGCTTGTTGATCTTAACTTTCTTCTTTTTATCCGTATCAGCGCTAGTAACTTTTAGCTCGTCTTTACTACCGCCTCTACGACTGTCCACCCCACCACAATCTTTCAACTCAGTGGTCAAACGTTCTGAGTTAATTTTCAGTGTCTTTTCTCCAGGTCTCTGTGTAGCAATTCTTAACGGAGCAGAATCATCGGACACTTCCAAACTTGCTGCAATTAAATGGCCACCAGTAATGACACGACCATAAATCACAGGCAATGTCGCTCCCGTTCCAACAGTGTTGACCGGCCCAGTAAACGCATAGTTTTGTTGACCTAAGCCTCCGCGTGTAATGCCGTCAGGACCGGGACCACGCACGTTCGTGCCTTCTCCCTTAATCCTTCCAAAGCTGGGATTACGAAGCTCCGGCTGCGGTGAAATTAAATTTGCTGTGCCCGAAAGAATTAAGCTTGCGCCAACTGCGCTGAAGGCTGTACCAACTGCTGTGCCAAAAGCACTGCCAACAACAAAAGAAGATCCCGCAGCAAGAGTTGTTCCTGCGGCAACAGTTCCGCCTAAACCAGCAAAGCCAAACAAACCAGCACCAGGCAATAAAAACGACGCGGCGACCAGTCCAACACCAAGCAATATCTGACTTGTTGAGCTGCCGCCGGCGCCACTAATCACCGGAACAACCATCAACGGCCGACTACCGAATGGCAGATGCAGCTCGTCATACCCCATTGCCGCACCACCCTGGATCACCTTGTACCCAACACCGTTGTGGTGCGCTGTAACCAGCTCTTGCTGCAATGCAGGGTAGTTAAAGCACAGCAGCTTTATCGCGTCCGCAGGCGTGTGTAGGTTGTAGTACTCGTGCTGCTGGCCATACTTTTCGCCTAGCTCACCTGCCAGCAAGACAAGTTGCATGACGAAATACAGCCACAGTCCTCTTCCAATAGTACTGCCGCAACGATTCAACCGCACTAATGCTGTTCATTCGCTGGTGCAAAATCCTGTCACCACCTACATAAATCGCTGCGTGCATGGGCGTTCTCGTTCCAAGGCGCATCAACAGCACATCGCTCTCCTGCCGATCGTCAAACTCAACTCGCTGAAAACCCAATGACTTAGCGTGTTTTAAGAAAATACTGTCTGTCGTACCAAGGTCCTCAGGCCGCTCAAAGTCCCGCAGCTTGACTCCAAGACGCTCGTAGTATTGACGTACCAGCGTGTAGCAGTCCTGCTTGCCGTAGTCCCACTCCTTGCCGGTCAAGGATCGACAGTCAACCATTGCTGATCTGGCACGGAGTAGACGTACCAAGGGATTTTAGTTTGCTTGCACGCTTTGCGATCATGCTCGCTAACGGGTGTGCCCTGAGGGTGCGAATGAACCACAGCCTCAATCGTTCCAGAGAACATCGCGTGTGCATAATCAACTGGACTAATGACAAACGTGTTTTCTGGATCGTTGGCGATATTGCGGCAAGGAACGTACTTGTCGTCAACAACCAATCCGACTGATTCTTTGGGATACTCATGCTCTGCATGACGCACAGCATCAGGCTTGAAGTCTTGCGCCATGAAATCCGCCAAAAGGTAAATTATCTTTTTTGCCGAATCGTTTCTGGCAGCTTGAAACACGCTTGCCGCAAACATCAAGACTTTTTCGTTCTGCTACCGTACCTTCTTCAATTTTTTCATCATTGATCGTAAAACATCGATTACCCGTATAGCCGCACTCATCGCCTCTGTACCGCCAAGGGCAAAACTCTTCAATCGTTCGTCGCGGTAACGGTAGATTTGTTAAATCCAACCTTGGTGCCAACTCAAACTCAACAAACTGTTGATTTTCGCTTGCGATACGATCGATATACCACGTCTCTACAATCTTTGCGTCAGGATCCGCTGTGTCAACCGTTGACTGCATTGTTATAGAATTATTGTTTTGCGTAACAAAAATATCTGTAACGTCACTTTCGCGGGCAAAAGGCGGATTTTGATTAAAGTTAATAGTGTCGATAAACTTGGCAAAAGTACGAATACGTCTAACCTTTGCGCCAAGAGGTCCACCTCCATCAGCCCTCAATACTAAGATCAAAGATGTAACTGCGTTGTTGACGTTAGCAACACGCATCGTCGGCCTGGGCAGCGAGCCGTTTGATGCAAAATCAAACCCATCAATTTCAATAGGCACAGCGGTATAAGTTTTTCCACCAAATTTCAAGTCTTCTGTCAAACCGTTTTTACCGGCGTGATAGCGCAAGGTATCGTCAACGCCATTCCGCTCCAGGGTTAGCTTGACTTCAAATAAGTCGATGACAGCAGTTGGAGCAAGCTTTAACAGTTCTTCTGCTAACGGCTCAAATGCTTCCCATTCGACCTCATTGTCTTCAATAGTTTTTGTTATCTGGTTTGGAAAGATTGGCTCCGTATCACCTGCCTGACCAGCTTGTATGCACTTAAACGCAAGCGTGCTAGAAGTTGACGCACGAACAACATCCCCAACTGCATAAACCCTTCCGGCTGTCCATACAAATTGCGGATCTGTCCTTGGGTAAGCCATCAGGTCTCGAACACTTGCTCAAACGTAGCAGTGACGGTGGCACGGTTCAAATATGGAATCGACTTAGACCACTCACGACAAATAAATTTTGCGCTGCTAGTCTCGCCCGGCGGCGTAAACGTAAAACTTTGCACCGCACCACGTTCGTCGAGAAATAATTCAATCTGGTCAGCCTCAGTCTCTGACACCTCAAACGTCAGGTTGTAGACCTTTGGATTTTGGTTGATGCCGAACTGCGCTCGCTGCTGGTAGCCCGAACCAAACTGGATTGCCCTAACGTTTGGGGCGCTGCGTTTTTGTACGCCGTAAGTCGGTGTATGCGTGAAAGTAGCCATTATGCGAGAAGGCCTCCAGGACGTTTCTGTTTGATTAGCTCAGCTTGCACTGCCGCTCCAATGGCAGAGCCGAGCGCCTTGGCGTTTGGCTGGTCACCTTGTGCTTGCGTTCCAGAAGCATCGACGTTCACAACGATGTTAGAGCTGCCCATCGCATGGTTTGGCACGATATTACCTTGCGCTCCAGGAACAAACAACTCAGGACCACGTTCGCCCACCATATAGGGCCTGCCAGCCCCAACCGCTCCACCGTTAGCGCGACCAAAGATTGATCCAAAATCGATGCCTGCAGTTGGCGAAGGGGAACTAAAGCCACCAAAACCTAAACCCTGTTCAAAATTGCCTGCGGACCCTATGCCACCGCCTAAGAAGTTAAGACCGATGCCTAAAATCTTCATCTTGATCTGAGCTGCAATCATTTCTGCAGCCATATCTAAGAAATGATCTGCTGTGCGCTGGAACAAGTTGGCAAGCGCTTGCTGAGCACTCATGCTGCCTGAAACAAGACCTTTAAATGACTCAGTAAACGCACTTCCAAGCGTTTCAGACAGTGCCGTTAATTGCCGCACAGGATCCATCATTTCGTTGATCTTTTCTTGCAGATCGTCCATGTACTCCAGCAACCTTTGCCGGTCACTCTTGGGAGCTAAAGCTTCCCCGATCGCCCCCTCTGCGCTTTTTTTCTTGCCCTCAAGCTCTTCTTTTCTCTTCTTAAGCGCATCTAGTGCTTTCAACTGATCTTCATATTCAGTGGTAACGCCTTTTTGATTTTTTAAATCCTCAAGTGAAGCTTCTGCTTTAAGGATTTGAGCGTCTACGGTGTCTAAAAGCTTGTCGTAACCGCGCTCCAGCTCAAGCAGCTGCTTCTTAAGTTCAATCGCTTGTTTAGCTGCAGCAGGTGTGCTGCCTTCTTGAATTAGGCGAGAATACTCCCGCTCAAACGCCATCTTGTCTTTGTGCTTTTGTGTAATTGCATCTAACTGACTACTTGCTTTGTCAAAAGCTCTGTCAGTGCGCTCCAGTTCTCTTTCGACAGCTTCAACTCTTCGGTCAATAGCTTTTTGTTGCTTTTCAGCTAGCGTGTCCGCCGCATCGCTTTGACGCTTTGCTGCTCTTTTGGCTTTATCGTTTGCGCGCTCTATCAAATCGTTTCGTTTATTTTCTAAGTCATTAAGAGCTGTTTTGCGCTCAAGCTCAATAAGTTGCTTATCAGCGCCATCCTCTAAGAGCGCTAACTTAGCTTTTTCTTTTATGTTTGATTGTTCTAAAGCGTAAACCTGATCGTTTGTAATGTCTGCGTGTAGTTCAGATATTTTTAAGTTGTTATTTGCAATAACGTTTTGTGCAGAGGCATTTCTGAATCCTTCTTTTAATTTATTTATTCTTTCAGTTTCTTGTTTATTGATTTCTTTCATAATTTCTACCATATCGTTTGCGATACCTTGTCGTCGCGCTGATTGAGCAGCTGCTTGAACGCCAGACGTTGGTGAAAATCCGCCTGCTACAGGCTGTTCTACTGCTCGCAGTTTTTTCTGTAATTCTGTTAATCGGGGATCTTTTGATACTTGTGCCTGCTCAAACAGAACAGCGAACTCTGCGGCGTTTGCGGCAAAAGCCAGCGGACCTTTCGCAAGCCGAGTAATCTGGGCAAGCACCAAAGTGGTTATCTGCGTTAAAGCGTTACCAAAGCGCGTAGAGGCATCCCCAAACTCCGTAAGAGCTGTAACCCCTTCATCACCAACAAGTAGAGCAAGTTGTCTTTTTGCTTCCTCAAGCGCAACCTCTTCACCCGCCAAATCTCGGATACTTTTTATAGCGTCTTGGGTCGGACTGCCTACTAATCCCAAAGAATCAACAAGTGCGTCAATATCCGCTGTAGCTGGGCTCAAAGCAGCGCCTAAACCTGCGGCTTTTACTGCTAGTTCATCAACTACTCCGCCAAGAACTTGAAGAGCGATAGAGGCTGGCCCGAAAGTAGAACCTGAAATGGCCCCGCCCAAAGCCCCGCCAACAGCCATGCCTGGACCGCCACCAAAGAGAAGCGGGAATGCTCCGGCGCTAACAGCAGCCCCTGCTCGTCTTTGTAATCCTTGTTTGAATAAAGGCGAACCAGGGACAAATTCACCCCCTCCGATGGGCATAAAATCAATGCCCGAAACGCCGAAAGTTTGTGTTCCGGGTCTGCGCGTTTTAGGAGTTTTCGGGGCTTTAGGAGCAGGCTGGTTTACGCCTTGCAGCCTTTCTTCTTCTCTAAGCAGTTTGTTCTGAAGGTCCAGCTGCTCGTTAAATTCTTTTTGAGCAGTAACTAGCGCTTTTACAGCTTTCTTCTCTGCCTCTGTTCCGAAAGCAGCGTTACGTAGAGCCCGCTCAGCTTTTGCTACGGCTTTGGAGTAGTTATTGACGTTACCGATGTCTTTGGCAGAAAAAGTTCCCTTTAGTGCTTTTCCTGCTTTTATTGTTGCGGCGTTAAGTTTACCTACTTCCTTGTTTACGCCTTTTAAGCTGTCTTTTAATGCCTTAAGCTCGCGGGCTCCGCGCAGCGCAACCTCAATATCTACGTTGTAGTTGGCCACAGCGGAGCACGTAGAGGCTTAGATCCCAGTCTACCGCCTGCTCATTGTTTGCGCCCTGGAGCTGGTCTTGGCGTTTTGAATCGCTTTTTCTTGCTGCTCATTGTGCAGCTCGAAGTAGGCGGCCCAGCCAACCAGCTCTTCTTGCGTCAAATTCTGGGTGAGTTGGGCGACTGTGGTGCCTAATTCCTTAGCCAAGAAATAAATGAAGTACCAGTCGGTGTTAGCTTTTCAAAGATGCTTTCGCGTCCTCCACCTTGTTTTCTGAACCGGAGGACAGCATGGCGAGCTGGATGTCCTGAAGCACAGAGGCTTCAACGGCGTTTTTTAAAATAGCCTTTTCTCCGTCCTGGAACAGACGTTTGCCGTCTTCGTCAAGCGCTTTTTCAATCAACATTCCGAGGGCAAAGTCGTTGGCGTCGTCTGAACCGGCTTTCTTTTGAATGGACTCGCGTTCTGCGATGGTAAGTGGGTGCCAGTAAATTTCAAGAACCGTATCGTCACCGTCTTTTACCTCGTATTTATACAGCTGACTGACGCCGAACTTATTGCGAAGCAGTTCTGAGGCGCGCATAAAGTAGTACCGTTTGCCTCAATATACTACACGACTGCTGTGAACTGGCAAGAAACAATGCCGATAAAGTGAGAACGGTCTTCTAATTCAAGTGGTGTAGGCCCAGAAATATCCAAAACACGAGGGGATACGCTGAAGGTATCCGTGTAACCGGAGGCGTTGACTGCCGTTAAACCGTCAATCACAGCTTCGCTAATGGTGGAAAGCACTGACGTACCAGCTGATTTGGGCACGTAGACGTTGCATTGAATGACGCCGGAATAGTAATCCTGGGCAGCTCCTTGATTTTGGAGGGTGGAGCGACTGAAGTTGACGCTCATTACTATGTACTTTTTGGTCTTGCCTGGTACGGTGTAGCGAACGTTGTCGTAAACCATCAAAACGTCGCTATCCGCTGCACCAACAGCGTCGGTTACAGCTTTCTCAAAAGCAGCACGGACGTTTACGAGAGTCATGGCTTAAAGCTTAAAGTAGGACCCAAAAATACTGCTGCTGGAGCCGGTCCTAACAAAAATGCGACCAGGACGCTTGTCCCCAAACGTTTCTTGGACCAGTGAGCGCATTTCACCCTGGATAAAGTTAGACACCTTTGGGGACTCCAAGGCATAGCCCGCATACTCCGCCGTGTTACCGATATGGACCGTTGGCTGGCGCTTGTAGTTGAATTCCGGAATTGTAAAACGGGGTTTTATTTGACTACCAATGGGCTTTTTATCAGTATGAACCCATTGGTTGCCAATACTGCTCCAGGTAGTTCGACCGCCTGGCTGGCGCGTTTCGTATATTTTCGACCATGGAGCGTGATCTTCACGCTTGTCAGTCGCTCTTACTTTTTGAACAGAAGCTTTCCAACTAGACGCGAAAAACCCTGTGTCCACAGGACTGTTTTCTTCTGTGCTTAGTCCTTCTACGGTTAGCTGGATAAGTGCGTTGTAGTCGTTATTTATTTTCTTTTCTAGGTCAGTAATTATCTGACCTATGCCGCGTTTTCTAGCCATTAGAACCGTACCAGCAGAATGTAGAGATACGCTTGACCACCGCTGAACGTGCGGATATCAGTTATCTGTGCTTTGCGGTTCAAGCCCGAAAATTTAAGAACTAGCTCGTCCGACATAGTTGGCTGGTTGTCACCTATTTGATCGGGGGCTATGTAGACACGAGCCTTACGCTCTTCGCGGCCTTCTTCCTCTTCAGAATCAATAAACTCGATAGGAGCTGAGATGTCCGCGTAAGTCTGCTGCAGGTTTGTGTACGACCCTGTTGAAACGTCGTAGTCCCCAGAAACCTCACGAACATAGTCAAGCCCAACATCCAAGCTAGTGCCTAGATCTTTGACGATTGCCTCAGCAGCTTGGCGAAATGCAGAATCTAACGCTCCAGGCATGTCAACCTCTTACAACGCGGACTGAATACGAACCGCTGCCACCCAAACAATAAGCGCCGAGATAAGACTGAAGCCAAGGATAAACGTCGAATACGTTATTAACAGTTCCAACAGCCTGACTAGCAGTGTTGTACTCGACTTCCAT